CATTCGCAGCGTCCTTCTCAGTAATAAGCCAGAAATTATTCATCCAGGAAACAAGGCCGCCGTGCCTTATATCTTCGCCTGGCATGGAGTAGATAAACTTCTCATTGAGGTTGTCTGTGTTAATGATGAAGGTTTCTTGTAATACTCCATCAATTTCGACTTCGAACCGGGATAGATTTTCGTCTGCTTTGGTGCTCAAAAATCTGGATTCACGAACGAGCTTGGCGTTTCGTTTTGTTCCGCCCTTTGCTTCTATCCGAGACTGATAAACATCCCAAATATTCATTTGACCACCGCCGATTCTTCCGCGTATTTCGCTTTCAGCTTGTTGCAAATAGAAATAGCCCGAAACACCTCACGTCTTACAGTCATCAGTGAGCATTCCGGGTTGTCAATCAAATATTGCAAAATATTAAGTAGGGAAATTAAAAGAGGATCTTCGTGAATAGTAAGGATAAACTCGTTACATCCGAGTAGTTCGGCTTGTAAACTTCTCATATATGTCTCAAGTGATTCCTCACTGTACTCATCTCCGTTTTCTTTAATAGGGAGTATCTTGAAGAAACGGTTAATTAAAGAACGCACATAATTATTAAACAACCGTGTATCCATCGGTACACCGGCGCTAGTTTCGATAATCATAAATGCAGATCCGTCAGATCGCCGTGATTATACGAATACTCCCTAATCATCTGCGTATAATCTCTTTGAACTTTTGTGTAAGCACCACTAATTCTTAACAGCAATTCTGCCGGAGAATAAGTAGTAAAGTCACGAGTATTTAACACGGCCTCTAAGTTTTCCTGGCGATAAACATATGGTTTCATCCATTGGACAAGCATTCCCTCGGAAACGATATCAACGATTTCATCGATTTCGTCTTCAGGAATGTCTACAACAAATTCACGAATAGCATCGTTACCAGAAGATAAATCATATTTGCAAACTTTATTAAAATTTGCACATGCAGCTTTCATGTATTGGTCAATCATCTGGTTGCGACTGTGTCCTTCCATCTGTACAAAATCGAACTCAGTAATTTTGCTTAAGAAAGCACCTGCGAATAAATCATAGGAGATACTCATGTGTGTCCCTCCTTATTTCTCGGGCTTTTCAACAAGTTCAATTCCAAGAGATCTTTCTAATGCTGCGATGGCTTTGAAGGAATCTATTTCGCCAACAGCAATAAGTTGTTTTGCCCGGTAGCTAACAGACCGCTTTTGCCCGGCAGACAGGTTTGACACAGCCTTCTCGATTTCGTTGGGTGACATCTTAAACAAACTATCAAACTCATCAATTCTAAGAGCATACTTGTAGTACTGTCCCATACCAAGGTAATCCACAACCCACGCATACTCTTCGTCGAACATAAACCAATTGTTTATAAAGTACTTCTTCCAAGTATTCTTAGCGTTTCTGAGTTCTCTTAGTTCAACCATCTGTTCGGAACCGAATTCAGGCCAAACAAATTTCTCGTTTGTTCTTGCGCTCTTATACACCAAGAGACCCTGGTAACCATTCAGGACAGGGATTAGTTGATTCAGGTCAACTTCCTTGGGAATAAGCGGTTTTGCCTTCTCAACGCGAGGCTCATTGTCAACAGTTGCATCCTTCGCAAGCTTATCAACGCTGACATTGTCAACGGTTGCGGGTTCAGCTTTCTTGGCTCGTGATTTTGTTGAAGTTTTTGCTGTAGTTTCATTTGCCATAAATACATTTCCTTTCATTCCATATGCGGGGTTCGTAATGAACCCCGCAAATATGTTTATTTAATGATTAAGCCATCTCGTAACGGCCAATACCGGCATTGCCGCCAGCCAGGACGATACCCAGACCGTACTTTTCGCCGTACAGGTATTCGTGGGTGAAGTCAGCATTCTGCATGGGATCGCCCATCAGAACAATGGGATTGCCCTCATAGACACACTTGATGGGCTTGTCATCACCAGCGATAATGGTCAGCACGTCGTCATTCATAACGAACTCGGTAGAACCAACCTTGTGACGCTGAGGAGTGACAACAACAGGAGTGCCGTAGAACTTGCCAGCATAACCCATGTTATACAGGTCGTTCTTGTAGCCATCGCTCTCGATAGAGGGCTTCAGGTTACGAATAGCCTTCTTGGTACCAACAATGGTAGCGGGCTTGCCACCGGCAGCTGCTTCGACATGAGAGATCAGCTCCATCAGCTCATCCTCATCGTAAGCACCGGCTGCGGGGAAGTAAGTAACGCCACCCATCTGCTCGGCGGTAACACCGGACCACAGAGCATAAATCTCGTTCAGCAGATGCTGACGGAAAGACTCTGCAACCTTATTGATGAAGTGGTTGAAGTCGACACGACCAGACAGAACACGATTCAGCTCCTCGTAAATCTTGACCACCTTCAGAGAAGTGGGGATGCTGGTCTCGGAGCTGCCGCCCAGTCTCTGACGACGGATACCCTGAGTACCATCAGCAGCTTCTGCCACCACAAACAGGTTGTCGTCTTCGATAACGAACAGATTCTTGTCGCCCTCTGCAACATTGCGGAAGTCGACCATAGAGTTGAAGAACTCATCGCCCTGCAGACCCTCCACGACAGTACGGGACAGGATAGTTTCAATCAGGGTAAACAGACCCTTGCACTCACCGTCGCGGATCTTTCTGTAGTCCAGAACGGTGCTGCCACCATTAGCTTCGACCAGTGCCTGACGCAGAGTGTCCATGGACTGGCTAACGGTATACTTCTCGCAATTGCCACGGTAGGCATCAACAGCGAGTTTAACAATATCATTCATTTCAGCCATTGCTATTTCCTCCTTTGTAATCTACCATTAAGCCTTAACGATCTTAATGGTGTAGTAGACGTAGCGGCCAACAGTCTCAATGTGGACGCACTCACCAAAACCGGTAGCAGCTGCATCCAGCTTGCCGTTTGCACCGATGCCAACCTTGCCGCCCACTGTGGGAACAGCCTTGTTCACGAAGCCATCTTCGGTAACAGCAAACAGATTGCGATTACGAGGGATATAGCCACGAACGGCCTTGCCAGCCTCGTTAATGAACTGATCCAGATTCTTCAGGCGCTCGTCATACATAACTTCGGGAGCAGCGATGATAGCGCAATTATCAATATCAGAATCAGCAGTAGCGGCGACAGCCTTCATAACTTCGCGCTGGCCGTCTTCATAACCCTGCAGCTCAGCAATGACGCCATTCTCAACTTCAGCGACCTTGCCTTCTGCATTGTAGAAACGCAGAGAAACCAGATCAGCGGGCTGCTTAGTGCCGCTCATCAGATCAGTGCGGATAACACAATATGCCATGTGAATTTCCTCCTTAAAAAATGTAAATAAAAATGCCCACAGGCACTTTGCTGTGGACGATCATGTAGCACTATGGAATTTGTAATATTGGATTACATCTTGGGTGGGTACTTAACAAACAGGCCACCGTAGGGTTCGTTAGTAGGTGCGGTCTTATCAACAACAATTCTAGGGTTCTTTGTGTTCATGCTGTATTTAACAACGGTGTTATGTCTGCCACGAATAGCAAAACACTTTTCCTCCAGAGTGGCTGGTTCATAATTAGCACAATCTTCTTTCAAAGCATCAAATTCCTCGACACCAACTAGGTCTTCGAACTGAGCGAAGACTTCTTCCAGCGCTGCATCATTAGCAGCTTTTTCGGTGTCAGTCTTAAACTGGCGCAGAGTGCCAAGCTCATCTTCCATAGACGCAATCGTGTCGGAGGCAGCCTGATACTTTTCAGACCACTGGGTATCGTTTGCAGTGTACTGGGTTGAGATCTGCTCAAAAATGCTGTCAAAGGGCATAGCTTGTTCACCCTCATCAAAGTCCACAATTGCAAACTTCATTCGCTTCTTGCTCTCAAAATCAACGACGACGTTATCTCCATTCATAGAGAAAGTAAAGCCATACAGTCTCCAATGGTCGTCTGCATCGAAGCAATATACCATCTTTGCGTCAGCGTCGAAATCAACGACAGAGTAGCGGGGCATCTTACCCCAAGAGCGTTCAACCATTTCAGCTTCAACGGCACATCGAATCTCTTCGCACATCTGACTGTTCAGTTCAAACTCTTGTACCACAGCAGGTTCTTCTGCAGGTTCCACTGGGTCTACAGCAGATTCCATATTCTTTTCTGCTTCGAATTTTTCCTTCAGCTCTTCCAGGGAGAAGTCCTCGATAGAAAATTCCAGATCGTTAACGTCCAGTCCATATTCTGCAACTAATGCAAGCTTCTCTTCCAATACCTTTTCTCCTCCTTCCATCGAAATAATGTGTGGGTGTGTATTGTCATCCCCATCAGGGGGTGTGACTGATGTAAATGATTCTTTTAACTCAGACATCATCTGAGCCATTTGCTGCTTAAGTTCATCATAAGCAAACAGGCTAAGTGCAGAGCTTTCAAAACAAGGCTCGTGGTCTTCGCCGAGTAAACAGAAAGCAGTAAATTCAAAGTCTTTGATGACGAACACGCCATTTTCCATCTCGCCGTCCTTGACTGTCAGCTCCATGGAATGGCTAGTTATACCATCCTCCTTGATCTTCTTATATGCCTCCTGCCGTTTCCAAACGAGAATATCTGCGCACAGATACTCATTAGTCGTACCATCTTCTTCTTCGACAACACTCCAAAAATGTCTGCTACTTTCTGGAATCACGCCGACCGGAACTGTGACATTTACAATCTTCAGGTCGCCACTTTCGTTGGCAACAAGTTCCATATCATGTCCGCCGATTGAGTCAGTTTCACGATCGTAGTTGCATACAATTGGACAGTTATACATTGTGTCAATGCATCTCTCAAACGTTTCCTTGGAGATATAACTTCCGTTTCGATTCTTTCCGTGGTAAGCAATACGCAGAACACCGGTGTCGAAAGATGAGTTTTTCTCACAGAGAGAGGATAGGGAAGAGGAGTACGACATGTGAACGACTTTGTTCACTGTAATCACCTCCGAGAAATACAAAACCCCAACACTATTTGTGTTGGGTTAAAATATAAGAGTGTCAGAGTAAGCAAAGCGAATTGTCGAAAAATCAAATGTCAAATCAGCTTTGTTTGCGAAAACATAGATATTACTGCGTTCGTTGCTAGTTAATAGAGTGTAATTAGCTTTGAGTAAAGTATCTCGATTTTCTTTTCCAAAAACATAGAGGAATCTTTTCATATCAGGCATCCTCTCGATTCTGTACGCCGCTTTCAGTTAACTCTTCATCGTCTTTCGTAGGTGCTCCACCCTCATCAGTTGCGGCCTGTGAGTCAATATCGGAAGAACTTTGTGTTGAAGAACTCTTTAATGGAACAAACAACTTCTTTATTTCTAGAACATCATTTTCAAGGAAATTCATAGAATCCAGTTCTGCTTGACCTAAACCCTGAGATGCGCAATACATACTTACGGTTGGCAAGCCATACTGCGCAGCCTTTAAGTACATATCTCCCATCTCTTTTCGATTGAATGGGGAAACATCTAAGAAGTTTACCTTAAAATTCTTTCCGTAACTCTGCGCTTGAATAAAGCGGTTGACCATGTCCTCAATACTTTTTACAATTCCGTAAGTAATAGCTTGGTCAGCTTTGATGGACAAGCTTAAAGCATTTGCGGATGCTTTCTCATTATTAAATAACAATGATGAAACGCCTGCAGCAGAGAATAGATTCTGCTCTGCCTCGGCCACTGTGTTTGTACTTGCAGTATTTGCCTTTTCAAAACTAATCTTCTCTACGGGCATAGGTGTCAATACAGATCCGATCTCTTCTGGGAGAACGGCATCTAAGTTCCTCCAGAAATCTCTTGCCTTGTCCAGATCCATTTGCCAATTGCCATCTTTGTCCATACCTAGGGTCATAACGACCATTGCATAATTCTCAAGAGACGTCTTTGACAACTTCAACTGTTTATAGTCTTCGATGTCATAGATCTCTCTCAAAATGCCAGCAAACGGCGGAATGGCATAGTCTAAAATGTCACGATTGCATTTAATAGCAAAAGAGGTTGGGGAATCCAATTCAATCCATCTGGTCTGACGATTGGATCTGTATACTTCATATTTTGACTGGAACTCTTTTGGGAAATATTCCAAAAGAGCCTGCCTGGAATCAAAATATGAAAAATCAAAAGTAACATTCGGGACGTTACCCTCAACAGTAGATATTGAGCAATAGTCGCTCGGCAACTGTTGGATAGTGATATTATCGTTCGTTACCCACAAGGTTCCATAAAACACGTCGTCTCTCAAACATACAGTAAGTATCTGTGGGAACTGTGTTTTAATGCTCATTGCTGATAACGTATTTAATACCTTTCTGTAGTTCCTATTAACAGATTGTTTATTCGCCTTTTTAGGATCTACTTTATAAGGTTCAACGACATAGCATAGGTCGTTAAGACCGACAAAGTACTGAATCAGTCTGCGGAAATGTGAGCTCGCTCCATAGATGTACTTCACCGCATTACGAAGCTGTTGTTCATATCTATACGGATCAGAAAGGTAGGTATTGATATTGTCCTTTGAATAGAGGGAGAAGGTCGGTGTATTTGTATTGTTGTTCAAATCCCGAGTAATTAGTTTATTTAGGATTGCAAACTTACTTGAAATGCCAATTAGTCCATCAAAACCTTGACGCTTCTTCTCTTGAACAACGGTATCAGTACCAGCTTGGTTTCGTGCTCTTGCCATACGGGCTACTCACCGTCCTTCTTCTGTAATTTGGTGCTTTAATCGTAAAGATATTGTCGGTATTTCGGTTGTAGTTCTGACGTCCAAGCTTATTCTCCAATTGTGTTGCAACATAGTAGTTGTAGCTCAAGCTAGAGTATCTATCTTTGCGCATTCCAGAACGTTCGAAAATCCTCACTTTGCCGGCGGACTCTTCATACTGTAACTTAGTCAATTCATTGATTAAAAGCGTAGTATGTGTATAAGGCAATAGCACTTTTTCTTTCTCGCCGTCGGACAACGAATTAAAGCCTTTAATATCTCCAAATAATTTTTTGGCATCATATTCCGTGATAAGCAGTCTAATTCTGCCACTACGGAAAGCCTCGCGAAGCAAAAATGCACAGTCGGAGTTGAACTGAGCACTTGCCTTTATTGCCCAAATAACTTTGTCAGCACTCGGCACCGTACAACGAGCAGCCATTTCTGGATTGTTGTAACAAGACAAAGCGGGGTATATCTCTCCGGTATCAGGATCGACCATATCTCTTGCGAGGCAGTCATATACGCCTAATCCCAAACCGTTAGCGTCAAGCACTAAGTAATCACATGAAAACTCATCATATAGCTTACGTATGACAAGCGCTTGATCGTCAGTACGGAGACCTTCGCATACATCGCAATAAACAATATTGCTGACATACCGACCAGCCTTCGTAGGAACCATCTGGTTAATGAAAATAGCAGTTGCGTCATTGTTATGGCGCTTGCTGGACATCAATGCAATATCGGCAGATAGTATTCGTTTCTCACCGTTTTGCTTTTTGGGAATCGTTATTTTCTGGTTGTATCCAAGGGCGGCTGCACGGTGATCTGGCATCATCGGATATTTGATATGCCTATTTTTCGAGATCGAATTATAGTCAAAGAAAGCCCCTTCTTCATCACCGAACCATAATGCTTCCATTTCCATTGACCACTTGATTTCATTGAAATCACTTTCAAGCATGTCACCTTCAACGTCTTCTGCAAATAACAGACCCTCTTGGATGGACAGCTCATATGGGAAACCACACATGAAATCAGTGCCATTGCCCTTTAACATAGCGTCCCATGTATCCATCATCTTGTTGAATGACCAATGATCCTTGAAATACGCAGATGAGAGGAAGCAAGACTTATTTGGCTCTTTGGCATATTCAGCCTTACGCTCTTCTTCTGTAAGTTCTAAATAGGGAGGCATACGTCTGCTTGTAAGGAACTTCTTTAGAACGGTATCAATGGTGTCTTTGTTAACCATGCGGAACTCATCCACAATCAAAATGTTCGCACGATTACTTCTCGCATTATCCGATGCGGTAACAACCTTTATGTAGCTTGAATTCTTGAACATAACTTTTGCATCTTGTCCAGAGAACTTGCTCTTTGTCATATCAATTTCATTACGTAAATTTGCAGACCTTGGCATAAGGTCGGTCTGAATCTTCTCCAAGACGTTTATACTCTGTCCTCGTGTGCCGGATGTAATAACGACCTTTGTTCCTGGATACAGAATGCATCTGCAGACTGCAAATATTGCGATAAGAAATGATTTGCCCATACCACGTGCTGCAATCCATAGGAACACTCTGCATCGATTCATCATGACAAGAAGAATTGTCTGGAACCACTTCAAGAAAGAAAAGTCAAGATATTCAACAACAAAGACATCAATATTCTCTCTATAATAGCTACCCCAGATTGCCATTCCTTCGATCACGCGGTCACGACGACTTTTAGTCAATGTGTTACTCATCGTCATCACCCAACATGACTTCTAGTACTGTCTCATCGTCCTCATCGTCCAGATCTGGGCGCTCGACACGATAGCGTGCCATGGCATCTTCGTACATCTTGGAATAACGATTCTTAATGCCTGCCATTCTGCAGGCGTGACCAAGATACCATGTAGTGATGTTCCTAATTACGCCATTAACATCCTTTTTCTCTTTGGGTGTTGCAGGAAGGGGGCGATAGTTCTCCCACTTTTGAATTCCGACGCCGAGCGGCATTTTTTCTAGTTCGGTATCTGCTTCTTCCTTTTTCTGTGTGGGTCTTAAGTTAGCACTACCAAGGACTGTATTAAGAGAATTGACATATTTGTCAATTGGCTTACCCTCCATACGGGCTTTGTTTATATCGATTTCAAGGCTACAAATCTGGCGAATTAAAGCTTCAGTACCAATGTCCAACTCTGTACCATCAGGGTACCGAGACATCCAATACGCTCTTCTCTTCTCCAATTCCATATACATCGACGGGGTGTATCCGGGACCCCAGAAGATGGTCACCTCGTCTGGAACTTCGACAACCTCTTCGATAGGAGCCTGTTCATCCTGTGCATTTTGTTCGACAGGAGCGTTATACAAAGAAGGTATAACCCACAGAACACCCTCTTCTCGTAGGGTATCGTCATATGATTTGCCCGCCTGCTTAATTGCGTTAATTTTCGCAATGTATCCGGTCATAATTGATCTGGTCGCACTTTTTTTATCAACAGATTCAAATATCTTTTCGTTCCAATACAGGTCTAACTTTCTGCACATTTGGCGTACTGCTACTTTAGAATCTTTGCATTCTGCCAAATAAGTCGCATACATTTCATCTACACATTCTCTGCAATACGCTAGATATCCCGTTCCCTTGTATAAGAAACTGTAACTAACAGGGAAGTACCCTTTCAATCGGCCATATGCACGTCCACACTTTCTGCAAACAGAACTGGATGCATTTACTTCCAATGAAGCCATCAGACATCACCGCTTTCTGAATCATCCATCGGTGGCGGGAGGATGTCTTGTTCTGCTTCTTTTAGAGATAGCTCATACAGGCGTGCTGCCATGCGCAGAGTTTTGCCATAAGAAAACTTTGGAATATATCTAGCCTCTACTTCACATGGCTCTCCGTAATACGGATCTATAGTAGTTCTAGCTGCTCGATAATGCAGACCAAGACAACCGTAGCCATGGATATTGATCTCTTCACCATTTTTGAGTGCATCCTCAATTACAGCTAGACAGGCATCAATAATGTTCGTAGTATCTTCAATCGTATAAATAACAGATTTGTTTTTCTGCTTGACAATAAAGTCAGCATTATTGCCGTCATTATCAGAGATATGAAATACATGCTTATTTGCAGAAATGGGCTTTCGGGTATCATTTTCTCTGAGAACTTCGGTAACTCTAGTTGCGAATTCCTTTTTATTCATATATTCTCCTCTCATTCAATGCAGACATTACATATCTGCAAGTCCTTTCTTTTCAGGTACGGCGATGTCTCCATTCGCAAAATACATACCAATCTGTTCGTCGGTATCAATATCCGTATAGAGCCGCACCATATCACTGGACTCCCAGGCAACGATACTTTGGATAACACCGTCTGGTATACCTGCTCTCGCGAGACTTGTAGTAAAGTAATGTCGCAAACTGTGAGTATAGAAATCTTTTCCGGTCAATCTAGAAAAAGTCTTTGCCCAACTATTAACCGTAGGAATTCCGATATGCTCTTCTGGGTCTGAATTAGAGGGAAATAACCATTCACTCGTAATGCCTAGTTCTTCTCGCTGCTTACACCACAAATCAAAATACGGTCTAAACTTTTTAGCTAATGTGTAGCACGGTATATACTTTCCGCCGCCCCGACCCTTTGTCTTGATTGGAGAACTCTTATATAGAGCTCCATCGCAAACGAGCTTATCCTCAGAAAAATCAGAGACCTTAAATCTGCATAGCTCAGACTTACGGCGTCCACTATACATTGCGAGAGCAAGGAAGCACGCTTTTTCGTAATGCTTCATGTCCACTAATATGGCGAGTAAATCTTCAAGTTCTTCGTCTTCCCACACCGTTTTCTCGCGGACAACTTGTAGTGTGGGGTTCTCTATTTTTCTTACGATAGAACGGAATCCTTTGAACTCAGGTTCTTCGTCTAAAATAGCTTCAACAAAATTACTTAGCGAGGAAATAGCAGACTTAAGTCTACGCACACGTGAAGAGCTATTTTGGTTCTCGTTTAGAAGCCAATTCTGATATGCAACCAAATCTCTTTTGGTAATTTCCACGAATGGCTTATTGCGAGCATTATGCAATACCCACACAAAGAAGATATCAAGATCATTGCTATATCCAGAAATTGTTCCTGGACTTCTCTGGATCGATTTCAAATAATCCAGAAAATCGTTTTTTAACCTGATATTTTCTGGGTTTATCTGTGCAACAAGCTCGGGGCTTGTAATCGAATTCATTTTTGTTTTTCGTGACATACAAGCCACCTCCTTCGTTATTTTTTTTGGCGATTCCTCCTGGGTTCGAACCAAGGACACATGGGTTAACAGCCCATTGCTCTTCCTGCTGAGCTAAGGAACCGTATCAGGAATAGGTAATACTTCTAATCAGTTTGTTTGGACACTGCCCCTTCGGGAACTGTAAGTTCTCTAACCAAACCTATTCCTTTGGCGACTCCGAACGGACTCGAACCGTCGACCTCCAGCGTGACAGGCTGGCGTTCTGCGCTACTGAACTACGGAGCCAAATAATAAAGCCGGGGTGCCGTAGCACACCCGACTATGATCTGATATTATTCTTCTTCACCTTCAGGCAATACCAATGCAGCGATCAAGTAGGCAAACCCGCCGACGCCAAAACACAGAATGCTGATAGCTAGAATCAGTCTGATGACAGTTGGATCGCAATTTAGATACTCTGCAAGTCCACCACAAACACCGAAAATCTTCTTGTCCTTACAACTTTTAGTTAAACGTTTCTTTTCCATATTGCGTCCTCCTTATGAAAATTATGGTAGCGAGATGTGGGAGTCGAACCCACTCCTCAGGGCTTATGAGGCCCGCGACTTAACCGCTTGTCCTATCCGCCATATTGGTGGGAAGGGTTGGTATCGATCCAACCTTTCTGGATTTTCAGTCCAGCACACATCCATCTATGTCACCTTCCCAAATGTGGTGATGCCGACAGGATTCGAACCTGCGCATATAAGGATGAAAACCTTATGTCTTAACCACTTGACGACGGCACCGTTGGTGGGTCAGGTTGGACTCGAACCAACGTAGGTAAAACCGGTGGATTTACAGTCCACTGCCATTGCCACTAGGCGACTGACCCATATAGGTGCACCGCCCATATCTCAGGGCAGTGCAAATTGTTTAATTAGCAAGACGATAAAAAATTAAAATGTATCACATTTCAGGCGATACTCAGCATCAACACCATACTTCGGATCAACAATAAGTAATAGCTGTTCGGGGTGAGAGTATAGACGTTTATCATTTGCGTAATCATCAGCCCCACATAAAGAACCACATATTGTCGCAGTCACACCGAGTTCGTTGAAGCTTTCACGATGATGCTTGTCACCGAGTAAAATGTACTCAATGTTCTTCCCGTATTTCTTCTGGAAGACTGTAGTTAATAGTCTCGGAGAAGTCTTTACGGTATCAAGATCGCCATGGCTTGCACAAATATCATGTCCACAAGCATCGATGAACAAGAACTCATTTTCGCTCTCAGGCATGACAGTAATGTTATCATACATCTGGAATCTCTGCTCAAGCCACCATGGAACGATTCTCTCCATATTATCTCTATGTAAGCTGTCGTTCTTATTCTGGACAGTCCTGGAATGGTTGCCGTAAGTCACGTAGACCTTAGTCTCAGAAACATATTGTCCTAACTTAAGAATTGCTTGCGCCAGTATTTCGGAGACTTGCATCAGCTGATCGCATACTAATTCATCGGATGCTACTCTGGCACCAACGTGAATTGCCCCATGGCAAACATCACCAAGCACAACGACATGCAGCTTATTACATCTATGTAATCTTATTCTTTCGATCGCCGCATCTACAACCGTAGCGACTCTCTTTTTACAGATGTCGGTATTATACTCATTGAATACATTATTTGTCTTCATTCCATAATGCCAGTCGCTGAACACAAGTACCGCCTCGTTATCATTGGAGTATGCCAAATCGAAATAATTGTCGCTGAACATAACCCCAACTGTCTCCACGAGATTGCCGGCTGCCTCTGCGAGCATATCATAAACATGCTCTCTTCGACCATCTGAGTATACCAACTTATGATACTCTCTGCGCTGATCCCAAAACTTCTGCTGCTCTCTTTTTAGTACAGCGGTCTTTTCTTCTATCTCACGAATTACAGCATTGTCACTAATGCCTCGAATCTGCTCCTGGTCAAGTAACTCAAGTGTACGTCTACTGCCGTACATCATTCTTCTAGCAACATCGCTTGAATATGACTGACCGTATACAAGTTCGGCCAACTCGGAGTAGTCGCAATCTGCAAGAGTTTTGTCAGTGAGCTTGCCATGAATCAAACGCTTGTGATAGTCAAACGCTGATTCGTTCTCTGCTCTCTGCAGATCCATCTGACTCATTTTCTAACCTCAATGACGCCTGCATTTCGCATGGTGTTCAGCAGCTTCATTACTTTTGGGCTCTCAGTGCAGAAATAATGCTTTCGCTTAGAGTCCTGCCGCATAGTGCGAACAATATGGGTATTGGGGTACTTAGCTAAAATAGCGTCCTTCTCGGATCTGGAAATTGCAATCATATGTATATCATCCTTTACTTCAAATTTCAAAATTGCAAAAAGTGATTATCTCTTTCATAATAAGGGCTGGTGCACGCCCCCGGGGAGCCATTGCGGTGCAACGTCTCTTGGGGTGTCATTTTTGCACCATTTTTTTAATTTTATGCATTATATTGCAGCCGAAATATCGCGATTCATAACTGAATTCACCTTATTCTTGACACGTATTTCTGTTGCACAACAGTTGCAGTATTTTTGCTTTCTGCCAACGCCAGGGTTATTTCTCTTTGTAGTGATGCCACAATGAGAGCAAACAAAATAAGGTTCTCCGTATTGCTTCATATATTGATATCCAATATTGCGGAAGTCGATGATATTCATCACCGGTTCATCGGTATCAGCAAATAACACACGAACACTCAGGTTATCAATTTGTTTGGAAAACTGGATAAGGCCATTATCTCTCAACTGTCTGAAAAGCGCACACTGCCGATGCACAGAGGCACTTATATTAGCCATACGAAGAATTTCGTTATCCGGTGTGTTTACCCAGTAATTGGTATTTGGGTCAACTGCATAATTGTATTTTGCTATGCATAGCAGGGTGAAGGCAAGCCTCCGTGCCTGCTTACCTTCTATCTTTTCAATTCTGCGCAACTCATTTCCGGTAATGGAAATGCTGTCAATAATAACGAGCGGACGCTTAAACGCTACTTTAATAATACCGTCCAACGGCTCTGACCATTTATGTATTGGAAATGACGGATCGCAGCTTAAAATAAATGCCTCCACATTATTCCTGACTTCTTTCTTTGAGAGTCCTTTATGAGCGTAATACTTTGAAACCATCATAATAGTTTCATATGGCTTCTTGCCAAGCATCTTTTCACGGATTGCATTCTCTGCCCACACGAGCTCATTCAAAACAATACTCATCATTATCCTCCATGTTAACTTTTATTTCTTTGAATCTCCTTCCCTGGTAGAGTATGTCTCCATCATCGGCACACACCGGAACAGAAACTGTGCCCCCATTCTTTGATAGCAGATTATTTACGATGTCTGCACCACAAATGTCCCACGCAAACTTCTTCGACGCACTTCGTTTGTAACATAGATCCAGCACGATATTACATAGGGTCGACCTGTTCTGGCAAACTGCTTCACACTCTCTAACAAATTCATCACGCATACAAGAGATCGTTGTTTTGGACTCAGCAACATCCACTCGTTCATAGTATGTGTAAACAAGATAGCGTTGGAGTTTGTGGTTATATTCCTCATATAGCTTACGGATAGAGGACATCTGTGAATATGTATATTCTGCGTCAGATTTCATTATTGAATAATCAAAATCTGTGACCTTATTAAATTTACCGATGTAGCCATCGAACTCTTCTTCAAATCTCCAACAGATCTTATTCATTACGCATGGATTGGTTCCGGCAGGAAGTCGGGATTTATAATAACGCAGGAAGTCGAGCTGGCGCTCAGTAAGTTCACAGTGTGGCATTGCATCAAGTTCATCAACGGTAAGGCCAAACTCTCTGATGGCGTTCCTATCTGTGTTCTTCTTATAAGTGCTATACTGTTTCATCAACGCCGGATATATATAACACATGAAATACGGCTTGCGGTCAGCGACGATACTCCTGTAGTAACGCTTCATATCTGTATTCTCTATCAGATTGACGGAGTGCCGGTCGTGCCATTCTCTCGGCATGGGCTTTGCGATAATGCCTTTAGCCTTGTCGATTGCGTTCTGCTGGAATAGCTGACCACACTTAATACGATAGGCAAGATCCGAATATTCTTGGGAACTCTTAGGAAATTTAGATTGAACTTCGAACATAGAGGTAATCCAATTAGTAGTTTTTCCGATATCATTGCCGAAGCTCTCAATATTAGATTTGATGAAATCCTCTTCGCATACAACCTTTTTTGTAGCTCTACGCTGAGCGCACATTAGTGCAGGCAGTTCGACTAATTTGTCGACAAGAACTTCATTGTCGGTTAACATAACTAAATCTCCATCAAAGTCCATACCGTTCAGCGCAGAAGCTGCAGTGTCCCAACCGTTAAAGATTGTACATGTTGTCATATACTGAAACCAATACTTTGCCTCGTCAGAAGTACATGGATGAACCGCTCTTATATTCGCATGGCATGTCATAGGCGCTCTGAAACAGGCAAGCTTCTCAGCTCCGTAATCTCCCCAATACCTATTGTAGATTTCACCGGCTTTAAGCAATCCAGTCTTCTCCTGTCCAAACACGCTTTGACATAGGAGGTAGGGATCGCCAGATACTATGGAATAATTGCCGTGGACTTTTAGTACGCCAACCTTTGCTTCGTTGATTCTGTTTCTAATCAACTGATATATGCTACTCCGCACATATGGATCGTCTACCATCTTTGGGTTAACCAGTATAGCCTTGAGATAACTGTCTTCCAGTCGTTCAATATTATCTGCACGAAGACTATCGCCCTTTAGAAACAAAACTGTCTTATGCCAATCGCCGCCTAGTACCTCTTTAATCTCATTCATCGTGGGTGTAATTAGGCGTTCAATGTCGTCGTCGTCCAAATCATAGCTCTGGATGAACTGGTAGTTGAGGCAGCGTTCTCGTTCCAACTCCTTTGGGCACGTCTTTGCTACACTGAAGGTATAACCATTATCCATACAGCACTGGATGTAGTGGTCGCAACTTTCGTAGCTGTCCCAAAGCTTGACCATAGATGTGGTCAGCATCAGATCAACATCTCGGATGTCAACCTCATTTCCCCAGGCGTCTTTGATTATATAAGTTCCGGCGACTTTCTCGGCATAATCGTGGAAATCAAATGTGAAAACCATTCCTTTTTCAAAGGAAAAGCGAGTGTTCACACCACTTACCAAGTAGTCCAATCCAAGATCTTTACTCCATTGCTCAGCCAAAGAGGGGAGCATCAGCCCATATCCGTCAGATGCATTCATCCGGATCGGCACCTGTTTCCGTTCCTCCATTACAGGTTCACCATCAGCTTCATCTGTTAAGTAGACAATATCAGACAAGAACTCTGTTTCGCAATCATCAACAACGACAATGCCCTTCGGGAACGATACTGGAGTTGATGCGCTGCATGTCAGAGCTTTGTATGCTTCAAGCTTTGCCGGAACCAATTTCTTTTCCAGGTCACGTCCATTATCAATTCGACGACGAAGTTCATCAGCGTGACGTTCACTCACAAAAACAATCGTGCTATTCTTAATTCCGCCATTTGTACCGAGCAGCCGCTTATAGTTGATACCATTGATGCTGAATCCTTTACAGGCTCTGTAGTAATCTTTCTCTTTATCAATAATCAAACACATATAGTCTGGCTTAAATTGGATGCTGTCCAGCTGAGCATAGAGCTGCTTTACGGCACGTCTGTTCTGAACGGTGTTTGCTTCTTTGCGAAGCCGTTTAATCTCCTGCTTAATTTCTTTTGCCTTACTCTCAGCGTCCGTAATGCCGTTCAATTCATCAAGCCATCTTAAGACTTGGCTATCGGCGAGGGAAATCACTTCATCGTTTCGCCTGGCCTCGGCGATGCCCAATGTCAGTTTCCACTTGTTCTCCCTCAGTCTTCTGCTGTGTAGTTTGTATATGTATTTCTGGCAGGTCTGTTGCTTAGCTATATCGTTCCATCTCCTTGCAAATTATTTAATCAACATGACGTGGTTTAATTTTTAGTTCCACTGAGTAATGTAGCTCCACCACTCATCGTAGAACGCATCTCTTCCTTCTTCAATGTATGTATCAATATACTCGTCTTCTGCGGAGTCGTCCGCAGGGGAGTAATGTGGGCAGCCATATGCAGGGTCACAAATATCTCGGAACAGGCAAGCTCCGCACTTAAGTTTATTCATCTATGTTATCTCCTTTGCTCATATCTTCAATCCAATTTTGTAATAATTCACGCATCCGGCGACTTGGTATGTATACCCTGATCGGCTTATCGTCGCGGATGGCACTTCTCCAGATCCACTGCAGCATCTCTGCCAAAGCGAAGTGATCTGCGTTAATTGTAATACCTCTACTCGAAAAAAACTTCATCAGATTAGGATCGACAAACCGATTAACCATGTATGCGATATCAGTCTTGCTTCTATATTCGTTGGTCGCTCTGGCGCTAACCTGTAGGAAGTTATTACGGAAACGTCCAGTGCGGACATCGACCAGCTTGCTCTGATCATCCTTAAAAGAAGTCCAGAGTCGAGTGTCGGCCTTGCTGTCTGGTGCCGTTCTAAAGAACTGTCTTAATCCGTTTCTCAAAGCACGAATATCATCATTGTCATATCCACGTTTCATAAACCAGTTCTTAGATAGTGCATATCTGCTGTGTCCTGGCTTGTTCAATTTTGGATCATCAACGATCTGAATTAGATTGTGGTAGTCCAGTGGGGGAGGGGCGTCCGGTTTATCTGAGAAGTAGAATCCATGTTCATCCCGAAGAACACCGATAATGCGGTATTCGAACCCGAAAAATTCAAGGTAAGCTTTCTGATACTGACCATCAAATAGATAGGTCAACATGAACACTTCATCGAAAGCTCGCAACATCTCTGGGTTCATTATGCTTAGTAATGCACTATCCAAACGAAATAGTGTGCCGGTGTCTGCCATCTCTTTGTAGTCGGCAAATCTGCCTACATACTCTTTATCTATCCAACGCAGATATCCACCTTCGTCTTCCTCGACCAGGCGGCCAACAATTAAATCAAAGTCCTTGCTGGAAATATTAAGTCGTTCGATGACCTGGATGCTTTCGTCGACGATAAGGGAATAGTTCATCTCTTTAACAAGTTCAAGCGCTTCTTCATCCATAAGATGGAATAGAGAATGGGTGGCAGCAATGTTCTTGCCCTTTCTCATGTGGAGCTTTAACTCCAGAGATTTGCTCATATAGTCACTCTCAGATTGGTCGAAGTCGCATTGCTCGCAAATTCGGTCGACCTCGTTCAAATATGGAGTGATGTACAAGAATCGCTTGGTACCTTTGTGTTCATTCATATATCGTATTGCGGCGGAAGACTTACCTCTGCCCATCCGGGCATCCACCACTGTAATTTCATTCAAAATTTATCACCTGCTTTGTATTTATAAAATTCCAGGACACGAAAATTTTTGTCGGACGAGCTATACTGCTGATTTCGGGAATCATAACTACTTGGTATACACAAAAATAGTTATATACATAATTGGTTCTTCTTTTATTTATAGGAATACCTACTTCACCCATTGCAACGCAACGTCTCCTGGAAATGCCAGGACACACGGCGTGTCCCAGACGTGTTTTGAGATACTTTATCCGGCAGAAATATCCATCTCAATGACATTACCATCAATCAAATAATTGCAAGTAGTACTACCCAGATTAAGACTCCGATAAGCTTCTTCAATCTCTTCGCCGGTAATACCAATATAATCCAAAGTCTGAGCTGCACTGGAATGACCCATCATCTTTTGCAGCAGAAGAAGCTTTCGTGGGTCGTTATGGCTCATAAGCATCTGATGGTAAGCGAAGGTCTTTCTCAGAGTATGAGTAGACATATGAATGTTCATATCCATGTCGGCAGCAATACCCTTCAGGATCATATCAATTGCTTTACGAGAAATAGGAGTGTTATTTGCCTTGCTATTGTTGGATGCACTTCTAAACATGTAGTCGCTCAGAGATACATTAGGAGTATTCTCCAAATAGAGAATAACAGCATCTTGGACCGCAGTATTGATTGTGATGTAGCGATTACGCTTATGCTTACGGGTGTTACGAGTCTTCTGCTCGAAAATAGGGAAGCTGTCTCTGAACATCTGGACACCGTTATTGCTAACAATCAGATTGGAGAACCGGAGCATCCGGAGATCGCTAACTCTGAGTCCAAAGTTAATGCCTACGATAAAGAGCATGTTGTCTCTGAACCTCTTATTCGCAATAAGGTATTTAGAAACTCTAATGATATCGTCCATGCTCTTAATTGGTTCAGAGGTATGTTCCGGTGCAAGAACGCTTGACGTATCCTCAGTAGCAGGAGCAATCAAGCCGGCCTGCAGCCTACGTGTATTCTGTTGGATGGATGCTACGTTGATAGCGTTATTTCTCTTCTCAAGATCAAGAACGATAATACTCATATACAAACTTCCTTTCGTGCAAACTATTTAATTAGCATTACATGAGCTTAAAATACAGGATCTTTCGATCCGGCTGTAAATTATTTAATTAACTTATATTCTCTTATATTATATCATACGAAAGGGCTTATGTCAAGCGATTTTGACCCGTTTTGAAAAATAAATTTATAAATATTTTTGAAAGAAATTGTTAGGCATTATTAAGCTAATTTCGGAAATACCAGGATATTCAATAGTTCAAAGTTTTGGAAAAGGATCTGCTTAGTGGTGACGATTTGAGGGGCAAAAAGTTAGGAAAATGGTGACAGTTAGATGAACCGACTGATACCATTTACGATTCACATAGGGGGTCAAAAAACCATAACTATCCCCCTGTTGTACTTCCTCTTGTGTGAAATTGTGAAGTAGAAAAAAGTTGACCGAAATGAAAAAATCAGCTTGACAAATGGAATAGCCTATGATATAATCCCAGTACAGTCAAGCGACGGACAACAGATCCCACCTGGTCAACACAAACCAGACGGACACAAACCGAAGCAAGACTAAACCACAATAGCACAAACGGACACTAAAAAATTAGTGCTTGACAAAATCAAAATTGTATGGTACAATGTTTACACGGTCAAGCAAGGCAAGTAGCCAAGCACGGACGGACGGCACACGGCGGAGAGCGACAGTAGACCGGACGGACAAAAGCAAAAGCTAAAGCCAAACGGACCAAAAGCACATACCACACAAAAGCGAATAGCCAAGCAACCAAACCAAAGACAGATAGACCAAACACGGCACACGGCGGAGAGCGACAGTAGACCTTGCAAGGTCAAACATCTGGACTAGGAAACGGACACTAAAAAATTAGTGCTTGACAAGTACAGAAAGTTGTGGTATAATCAAGGCACGGTGGAAACACCGGAACACCGGACGGAATACATACGCAAGCCGGACGGAATCAGAACTAAAAAGCATAAACCCTAAAATCCCCATTCGTATGGTTGGATATAATAGGTATAGTAGGTACTGCCCTGTATACGTTGTTCTTGTATCCTTTGGATTAAGGGTTAAAATGCGGGATGGAAAACGGACACTAAAAAACGTTTGACGTCCATGTACCTTGAAAAGTGAAGAACCGCAGAACCTGAAATGAGCTATGGACTATGGGGAAAGTATACCCAAAAGCTAGGAGGTCGAAAGACAACTAGGCTAGTGTATATATGCCACGCCTTGAAATGTTAGTAGCTGCCACTTGACAGGAAAAGTGTACCTTGTCAAGTTCAGAATGTGTATGGTACACCATGCACAGGCTATGGGAATGATACGAAAGTATTAAATGCTGTCGGTCGGCTGAAATGTACCCAAAAAGGGGAGTAGCCAGCGTGTGACACCACGCCGTGAAGCTATAACCAAAACGGTACAGAGTTGTCTAAGCCGTGAATAAGACAATGTTGTTAAGACTATTCAAGAGCCAGGTAGCGCCAGGATCACTATGGGACAAGTATACCCAAAAGGGCGAATGGCGGTGGGTAGATACCATGATACAATGGTGAAAACGTCCAAACGGACGGATGGAAAGTCCCACATAACTCCACCCCGGACTGTAACCAGGTGAGCGCATGAACGTATCATCAAGCGCATTACAGCTGACCTATACATATCATCATGACCTATCTGGCTCTTTTTCAAGCTCAGAAAACGGACGCTAAAAAACTCTAGCTTGAGCGCATAAATATGTGCGTTGAATCAAGAGTTTTAACCGCTAACTATAATTTTTTGGAGGGTATTGCTATGAAGTACGAACGTGTAAAATTGAATGAGGAGATTGCAAAGATTCGCAATCAGTATGAACTGGCGGACACTATGCCCGCTCTGGATGTTTTCAACCATAACATCCACATGAAATTCCAGGCTTTTGTCCGGTTTTGTGATAAACCCCGGACTGAGGAAGAAAAGAAAGCCATGCTCGCCCCTGTCAACGTGGCAATCGCCATGTATAACGATGAAATGCGCAATCAGCGGCTTGAAACCCTGCTGGATATGAAGTTTAAGGATGCTTTTGCAGATTACCTGCGCACTCAGAAAGTCCCCGGCTGTAAGCTCGTCAACACCAAAGACACCGGATATTGCCTCACGGCGGACGAGAATGTATACCTTGACCCCTATGATGTGATTTCCGCACTCTGCGCCACTGAGCTGGACTATATTCTGGATATGGTTTGCATCTGGGCGGATAATGTTGCTCGGTTCGATGCCCGCAGCGATTCTGCACACATGACCGTAGCGTCCATGCACTCCTCCTACGTTGATTTCAGAAAGCGGCTGGGCTGGGATGTTCCTGCTGAGGAGCTGAGCTTTAATAAGCTGTTGAAGCAGCTCAATGAGCTTGCTGCGAAAATTACCTGCGGAACTGCGCCGACGTTGAATGTTTCCGACCTGGTTTACATTCATGATGGTATCAAGATTTCTAAGGATCAGGCGGACCAGAATGGCTCTGCCCAGGTTCGCAACGAAAAAACGATTATCAAGTATATTTTCCGGGCGATTTTTACCCGTGTGAATAACGGTGCATATAACACCGGATTCGATACCCATGCAGGCAAGCAGGGTTCTGTGCCTCGTACATATAAGGCAAATAAGACCGCAGGCGAAAGCCCTAAACTGCCTGAGTTTTCTCCTGCACCTGTTGTGAAAGCCGGTCCTGTGACCGCTGGAAAAGCACCTGCAAAGAAGCCTGCAAAGAAAGCGGCAAAGTAACGTAACATTCCAAATTGGGGGCGGGAAACCGCCCCTGTTTACCTTTGAGAAAACCGCCGAAGTCCGACGGTTTTTTTTGAGCGGTAAACGAAACGGAGGGATTTCCATGTGGAAATGTTTTGCAATCCGTAGAAAGTCCGGGCGGTTTTGGCTGGATTTTACGGTTAAATCCAAGATCACGGGGGAAGTGTTTCTCCTGCGGTTTAGTAAGCTGCGGAAATGGAAGCGGTCTATCGCTGAGTTGAAGCGGTTAAAGCGGCACATCCTAGAGGTTCGTATGCTGCAAAAGAATGGGTTTGTCAAGTTTAACGGCAGGGAAGTCGTGCTGCTTGACGGCTACATTTAAGAAAGAGGTTTTATTATGCAGGTGCTACGGCGGAGATATGAGTATATCAGAATTAGGCTTATTGATAAAGCATTGCACTATATCTTCGAGAATCTGGTTTATTGTGATGAAAAGACGGTGCAGACCGTTCTGGCTCTATATGAGCATTTCCAGTTTCTTGAGTTCCGCAGAATGGCACGACATAAGGGGGCATTGCATTGGTAATTCATTTCGTAGGTGCTTTGCTGGGTAATTCGGCAGAGTACAAACCGCTTGAAGCGTTTCAAAAATCGCTACCCTGCGATTTTGAAGGGGAAGCTCTGGAATTGTTTATCGAAAATACTCTGGATGATTTTTCCTCTGAACACAATGAGCGCAATTCCCATTTCATCTGGGGATATACTCACGAAAACTCTATGGAAGAACTGATGCTTGGTTTTACGCAGTATTATAATATGCGGGAAACTCAGCGGGTAAATGATTATGCAGAAGGTGTTTCTGACAGTTTTCTGAGTGCGTATAGTGGTAAACCCTGGCAACCTTATTCTGAGCCGAAGCTTCCGAAACGGAGGGATTTCCATGCCCAAAAGCAAGAAGCGGTATGTTAAAAGGGTTTTAGCCCAGCGCCGCAGAGAAAGAAGAGCCAGAGTTATTGAAAGGATTTGCTATGCTTTCCAATGTTTCATTGCAATGGTTTTGTTTGAAGCATTGATGATTGCGTTTGTGATTGCTGCTTGATGCTGATAAAAGCCGCCGTGTTTTACGGCGGTTTTAGTGAGTTTCAAACTCAGCGAGGAAACGGAGGGAATAAACATGGATGTGACAGTTTTAGTCGCGCCTGCTGGATGCGGTTCTAAACCGGTGAAATTTCTGCCTAAGACACATGTTGTTTGCGTACCTGAAGGTGTAGATGCAGAGGATTTCATGGAAAGATACACGGAAAGACTGGTTAGCCAGTACCATTCCAAGGTATATACATGGGAATCTGTTAATCCTTCGGCTGATTTAATGGCAAAGTTTGAGCGGTATGTTGCATCATGTGAAATCGAAAGGCTTTCCCGTCGGAAGAACACTGCAATCAATAATGCGTATAGCGCATTGTCCAGGATTTATAACAACGTTTATCGAATCAATGTGGTATTCGATGAATTTGTTGGAGCTCTCCGCCCGGTAATTCCCGGTATGAACGGAAGTGTCGGCAAGTGGGTTCTTGAGAACTCATATAAAGACGGCGTAGTTTGTACTATGCCGGACTTTATCAAGATTGTTGACCGCGCTGTAATTATCGGCCAGAAATGTGCATAAGAGGGATTCTATGGAGGAATTACGGCTGATAGATATATTGGCACAGTTCTTTGTTGCTGATCCTAAAAGTGTCAAGTGGGATGATTCTGGGTCATGTGATACGATAACGTTCACAACTTCCGGGAAGAATAAGCAAAAGTTTTTCTTGAAAATGGCGAAGGACAACGTCCAAAGTTCAAAAGGAAATTGCGTAGATTTTAGAGTTCGGGTAATTTCCATGTAAGCTAACCATCGCCCGGCCTTTCATACATATTGTTTTGAAAGGGTGATGGGTTTGACTTTAACTTGGGTTTATGCTATCATTATTCAGGGTGATAGCTATGTATAATCCTGAGATAAAAGAGCGGTTTTTGAATGAAAATGCTAATGCAAAATTTATCTTGTCTATGTGCGCAAGGTACGAAGAATCGATAGGCAAGGATATTTCTCAGATGAATAAGCATGAGGCAAACTTGGTTTTGCAGTCGGCTGATTTGTGTGAGCTAAGTACAATAGAAGGAATGTTGTCGGTTGGTAGCACTTATACAAAATGGTGTAAGGACAATAATTTGCTACCTGATATCAGTGATGGGTTTACGTCTATTGATGTCAAGGACATCGATCCTTCTGCGGTAATGGCAAAAATGTTTTTCCGTGATGAAGAAGACTTTATTCGCTCAATGCGCAAAGTTCGTGAATTTGATGAAGGCTATCCGGAGATAATTGGATTAGTTTTTGTATGGCTTGGATTGGGTTATAATGAAGCAACTACGTTAAAAGATACTTGTGTGGATCTTAAAGCGAGAGTTATTTATGATAATGATGGTAATGTTTTGATCCATAGTTTCTCAGATGGAATCCATAGTATCTTTGAGCAATTTGTAAGATGTACGAACGGGAATCGTGGCGCATACAATGTTGTAAAAGATAGATCCTTGGATTTATTCTTGAAACGTATGTGTTCGCCGTCTTCGCCAAAAATGGGAACACCTATTTTGCCAAGGCAACTTACAAATGCAGTCAATAGGATGAACTTCCAGTACGAGGAGCTGGGGTATCCGCCTAGGTTCTCTATGTTGAACGTAAAAAGATCTGGTTCTTTATATCGGTTATGGTTAGCCGAACAAAATGGACTTGATGTAAGTGACAAAAATAATCGTGAGGAAGTGGAACGGGTTTATTGCGGTAAGAAATACCGCAATATTATCTGGCAATATAAGTATTACAAAAAGGCTTTCAATCTGTAAACATCGGATTGGTTTTCAATCTGGAAAACATAGTATTCCTCAAACTCGTCCCGGAAATCCTCCGGGACGTTTCTTTTTACTACAAGAGACCACTCGTCATCATCTTCAATCAGGTAAGCGGAGGTAATAGGGAAGTAGGTTTTGCGTTCAAGTTCAGCGAAATTGGTGCTGCTAAATACTTCGATGTCTGCTTCAGCAGGTTTTGCGTTTGAAATTTCGACAGCTCCTAGTTGTGTGATATGTAAAATCATGTTGCACCTCCGACTTTTTCTAATATAAACGAACACCTGTTCGACAACAAAAACAATTATTGCACATTTCTCTTGGGATGTCTAGGGGAAATTTGTCGAAATTCATGTTGTGTCCAATAAAGGGGACATTATAAGGGACATTTCATGTCACATTAGCATGGCAATTCGCCGCCCGGTTACTTACCGAGCGGCTTTTTGTATATAAACAACTGAATAGTTTTGGGAGGAAATCAAAAATGAGAACGGTAAAAGCAACTCTTGCAATCATTGACAAGAGTTCCAAAGGGTTTCCGCTGTATGTGGCGGAGCTTCCTGTCGGTTCTGATGTACTGTGGAACTACTACCACAAGCACGACGATACTCTGATCCGATTCGCAAGAGCAGCGTTGGGCATCCCTGATAAATCCAAGGTTTCTCATGCGGTATATGCTGAGTATCTGATTGACCCCAAAACTGGCAAGGTTCATTTCGGCAAGGATGCAGGTATCGGGGAGTTCCTGTGCGCCGTTGCTAATAAGCGGCAAGAGCTGCTGAAAACACAAAAAACACCCTATAAACCCCGGTTTTTGAAGGAAAACAAGGGTTTAAGGGTGGTTTCATAAGCCAATCACCTGATCTTTCAGGTTGATAATACACCTCCTTTCATCTTGGGACGAGGGTTTTCTCCTTCTTTCTTTTACCTCGTCCCGCTTAACACGGCTCTGTATATCAGAACGGTCACAAGCCCGTATAAACTGTGGAGTGAGCAAACAGCAAGGTTGTGTTCTGACAAAAGAACAACCGCCGGAAGTGTTGCGAGCACTTCCGGCGGTCTACCATTCATAAAAACAGGTTATGAAAGGATGTCTAAATGTTATCACAAGCAGTTACAAAAGTCAACTGTGATAACGAACAAAAGTTCACAGAAGATTCTGTAAATAATGTTCGAGTTTCACAGAGTAAGCCCCAAGTATCTGGTGCAATCCAGAAGCTGAGGGAGCGGGGTAGGGAAAGAGATATTATTTCTGCCCTTGTTTTAGAGGGAACAAACGAGCGAGCCATGGATATCCTAAGAGCTTGTAACTGCGATGCGTTTGTCCCTGGTACGATGTTTGTTCCTATGAGCCGATTCGCTGAGTTCTACGGTGTGACCGAGAGTTATATCACTGGTATTTTGAACCGCTATGGAATCACACATAACAAAATGCCGAATGATGTAAAGCGGTGTAGTGTTCGCCATTTCCTGCAGGAACATGGTGTGGCGGATAGATTTTCATGTAGCTATCAGTACCACAGCACAGTAGTTCTTTGTGAAAAGGAGTTTCATAAACAGTATAGCTTTAAGCAGATTAAATCTGCTAATTATTATTCTGCCAGAATTGTTCTGGCTTTTGCATCCATGATGTACTTTGCCAGAGTTAACAGGGAGAAGGGCAATGCAGTATCGATTTTTAATACACTGATGAAGAGTGCGTATCGTGATGCAGCCATCGAAGAAATGAGGCACAGAGAAGAACTGTGCGCAGAACAGGAGGTCGAAGTTATGCAGAGTGCAGATAATCAGCAGCCGGATTCCAACAGCGCAATTTTGACACAACAGGGCAATCTCGTTTTGACGAGTGAATTCTTTGCAACTCTTATCAAGACTGCGGTAAGAGAAGCAGTTGCCGAATGTGCCAAGGAGTTTGTTCCCAGATCTCAGTGCGCCATGAATGAGGTGCAGACTGAGCCTAAGTCTGATAATGAGAATGCCGTGTTTAGACCTGTGGCGACCGGCAATACCAGGGGCTATCGTAAAATAACGAAGCCCAAGAATTGGGATCGGGTTGTCAAGAAGCAGAAGGACGGTCTGATCTCCAAGGTCGATGCTGCGAAGCTCACAGATATGAGCGTTCCCAGCTACATTAAGTACTCGACAGGAGCAAAGAGCTTCTCCTGATTTTTTGAGTATAAAACTTAGCTTTTGTGTCAAATGCAAAGGCAAAAATCTTTGAAAAAAAGGAGTGTTTTGCATGAAAATTGCAAGATCACCCCCTAAAAAGTAGGGCTTTCAAACCTGCAAAATACATAAAGAGGAGATTAACAAATGAACCCATTTTTCTGGTTACTTGTAATCGCCGCTCTCGTACTTATCTGGTTCCTCCTGAGTTTCGCATATGAAGGAATCGGAAAATTCGCATCGAAATTGTTCAACGATGCAATGGATGAAATCAACAAAGACGAAACAAAGGAGAATGAAAACAATGAAAGCTAAGCTCGGTGCAATTCTGCTGGCGCTGATTCTGATCGTCGGCCTGATCGGTTGTATTTCCTGCCTGGAACAGATTCCCGCAGGCTATGTCGGTGTCGTTTACAACATGAACGGCGGTGTCGATGGTGAAGTCCTTACTCAGGGCTGGCACCTGGTTGCTCCCACCAAGAAGGTGACTGAATATTCTGTGAGTCTGGAACAGTCTTACCTGACCTCTGAAGATAAGGGCGACTCCCCGAAGGATGAGAGCTTCAACATTCCCACTTCCGACGGCAAGACTGTTCGAGTAAATCTGGAGTTCAGCTATCGATTTGACATTGATCGAGTCGCTGATACTTTCGTCATGTTTAAGGGCAAGAATGGTGACGAAATCAAGAACACCTTTATCAAGCCCAAGGTAATGGCATGGACGCAGGAAGTTTCCGCACAGTATCCCGTCACTGATATCTTCGGCGACAAGCGTACCGAAATCAATGAGCATCTGGATGTGCATCTGCGTGAGAAGTTTGCAGATTATGGTATCATCATTGACACTGTGAACTTCACTGATATTTCCGTGGACAACGAAACCGCTGCAGCTATCCAGAAGAAGGTTACTGCACAGCAGGAGCTGGAACTGGCGAACATTGAGGCTCAGACCGCAAAGATTCAGGCAGAAAAGGACCGTGAGGTCGCACGAATTGCCGCAGAGAAGGATAAGGAAGTTGCCCAGATCAAGGCAGAACAGGCTATCATTAAGGCCGAAGGCGAAGCTGAGGCTCTGCGTATTGCAGCTGAAGCTGAAGCAGCAGCCAATGAAATGATTGCTGCATCTCTGACTTCCAATCTGATCGAGAAGATTAAGTACGAGCAGTGGGATGGCAAGATGCCCACAGTTAACGGCAGCGGCGCAACGATCGTCGATGTCAATCCCTAAGTAAAGTGCCTGCCGCCCAATTTAAGGGCGGCAGTTGCCTTAATGCGGCTACGCTAACCGGTCCATGGCGTAATGGTCACCAGCCCATGTAAACGCAGAGTGGGGCAACAAATACGACGGTATGTGTTGATCCCGATTAAAGCCCTTTAAGACCACACTTGGTGAACCTTG